GAGTTGAAAAACAAAGATTGGGCAGGATTTGCCAAGGGCTACAACGGCCCAGCCTATGCAACGAACCAATATGATGCTAAACTGGCGACTGCATATAATAGATACAAGACTGCGTGAGGCTGGCGCGTAATCTTGTGACCATGCGAGGGTTCGTATGACCACGGGTTTAAGTTACAATGGTTCCGTTGCCGGGACCTCCAGTTACATCACACAAATCTCGGACATGGCGGTTGTAGAGCCGACCAATGCCGTATTCCTTGAGATTTTGCCACAGATGATCACCTATGCGGAAAATCGCATTTACCGTGACATAGACCTTGTTTCTACGCAGGTTCCTCGCACTTACACCTGCACGATCGGCAGCAACATCCTGCCCGTTCCAACAGGTGATTTTATCACGGTGCAAACGGTATCGGTCAATACGACTGGGACAACCTACAAGGCACTTCTGCCTGCAACAAAAGAATACATCCGCAATATATACGATGACTCGTCTGTTACGGGTGTTCCTAAAGTTTTTGCAATGTATGGCGGCGATCTGGCAACCTATGGCCAAACAAGCGACAACATAGAGTTGGGCCCAGCTCCTGCGGCGGCGTACACGGTGCGTGTTACTGGCACGGTTCGGCCTCCAAGCATGTCTGCGACCAACCTTACCACATTTGTAAGCACCTACCTGCCTGACCTGCTCATCATGGCAAGCATGATTTATATCAGCGCATACCAGCGCAATTTTGGCCGTGCCAATGATGACCCGCAAATGGCAGTGACATACGAAAGTCAGTACAATGCGTTGTTGAAAGGCGCGGTTGTCGAAGAGGCGCGTAAGAAGTTCCAAGCGGCTGGGTGGACGGCATACTCGCCGTCTCAGGTCGCAACACCGACACGGGGGTAACCCATGCCTCATGCCTCGTTCAAGATCCTCCCCGGCGTCGATACGACCAAGACCCCAACACTCAATGAGGCGGCAATTTCAAGCGGTCAATTGATCCGTTTTATGCCGGATCGAACATTGGGTGGTGTGGTCCAAAAAATTGGTGGGTGGACCAAATTTATTGGTGCAACAATTGGGTCAATTGCCCGCTCATTGTGGGCATGGGAAGACACGAACGCAAATTCCTATCTTGCTGTTGGAGCGGACGGAATTGCGCCGATACAAGTAATAAGCGCGTCTGGCAATGGCACGACAGTAACCCTGACCTATACGGGGCCTTTTATTTTTCCGGTCGGCAACGGCATTACGGTCAGCGGTATTTCCCCAAGCGGGTATAATGGGCAGTGGACTGTTACGGCATCAACAAGCACATCTGTATCGTTCGCAAGTGCGTATTCAACCGCATATGTAAGCGGCGGGTTCATCAGTGGCGGCGGCAATTCACTCAATGTAGCACTGGGTGGGTCTCTTCGAGATATTACGCCTCAGCAGACCACTTATAATGTCGCGCCTAATTTCACCACAACGGCGGGCAGCAACAAAATTGTTGTAACGCTGGCAGGGGGAGCAGTTGGGCAGTTTGATTCCATATATCTGGAAACACCGATTAGCATCGGTGGCCTAATCTTGTTTGGGCAATACCAGTGCTATGATCAGGTACCTGCCAGCATCAATGAGTTTGTAATCTACGCATATAATGCCGCTGGTGTTGCGGTAAAAGCAACATCATCCGTTGCAAATGCTGGAGCTGTGCCTCAGTTTACAACCGTCTTGGGGTCTTCGAGCGTAACAGTGACCTTGGCAAACCATAACTATGTTGCCGGTGATACTTTCACGATCCTCATCACAACGGCAGTGGGCGGCCTGACATTATACGGCAACTATCTTGTAACAAATGTCCTGACAGCAAACACATTTACGTTCACAGCTCAAAATGTGGCGACATCTGTAGCAACCGTTTCCGAAAACGGTGGGAACGCATATTACATCGTCTACAACGGTGTCGGGCCTGCAACGTCTGGCGCAGGGTATGGCGTTGGTCCATATGGTGCTGGCGGATACGGCGAAGGCGAAGGCACCCTTGCCTCTCCAACAGGAACCCCTATTAACGCAACAGATTGGACATTGGACAATTGGGGCGAAACCCTTATTGCATGCCCTAATAATGGTACAATCTACCAGTGGAGCCCAACCAGCGGAGCAAGAGTTGCTGCTGCAATTGGGGCGGCCCCCCCTATCAACCGGGGCGCATTTGTTGCTATGCCTCAGAGGCAGATTGTATCTTGGGGTAGCACTTACACCGGCATTCAAGACCCTCTTTTGATCCGTTGGTGCGATGTTGAAAATTACAACGACTGGATACCTAGCCTCATCAATCAGGCAGGGTCATACCGCATCCCCAAAGGATCTAGGGTTGTCCAGTGCATTCAAGGTCCACAACAGGGTCTTGTATGGACGGATCTTGGGCTATGGGCGATGCAATATGTTGGGCCGCCCTATGTGTACTCATTCAACGAGCTTGGCACTGGTTGCGGTTTGATCGGCAGGAAAGCGGCTGGTTCTGTCAATAACGTCATTTACTGGATGGGGCAAAGTCAGTTCTTCATGATGAGCGGATCAGGCCCACAGCCGATCCAGTGTCCTGTGTGGGATGTCGTGTTTCAGGATTTGGACACGGACAATCTGGACCGAATCATATTTGCCGCTAATTCCCGGTTTGGGGAGGTCTCTTGGTATTTCCCTGTGAAGGGTGGCAATGGGGAAAACACGCAATACATCAAATACAATTTTATTTTGCAACAGTGGGATTACGGTTCGCTGGGCAGAAGCGCATGGATCAACGAGTCCGTTCTTGGGCCTCCTATTGGAGCGGGCCTTTTGACGAGCAGCCCATCTAGTTACATTCTGCAACACGAAACTTCAGTTAACGCGGTAGATGCTGCTGGCAATCCTATTCCGTTTACGTCCTACTTCCAGACTGGTTATTTTACCATGTCGGAAGCGGACATTAAAATGTTTGTTGATCAGGTGTGGCCCGACATGAAGTGGGGCTATTACGGGTCATCCAATCAGGGGGCTAACGTCCTGCTGACATTCTATGTCACAGACTATCCAAATACCCCGCCCACAGCATACGGGCCGTTTACACTGACGCAGGCAACTACGTTTATTACGCCTCGGTTTCGTGGTAGGTTGGTGTCAATTCGCCTTGAGAGCAATGATATCGACTCTTGGTGGCGTCTGGGCAATATTCGGTATCGTTTGCAACAAGATGGGAAATTCTGACCGTGGCCAGCCTTGACGATATTTTATCCGCTCAAAAGAATGGCGTAATTGCCATTAACAGCGTGGTTAAAAGCAACCAGCGCGGGCAAGGTATCATTACGTCTGCTACGGTTACTACAGGAACTCTTATTGTTGCTGGGGCTGGGTATCTTGTGTCGTATACTATTGTCGTTGCAGGATCCGCAAATGGGTTAATCAATAATGCAAATACGGTGGCCGGCGCAACTGCCGCAAACGCTCTATGCGCTACTGATAAAACAAGTGTCGGCGTATACAAGGTTGGTCTTGCGTATACAGACGGCATAGTTATCGTGCCGGGTACGGGTCAGTCTATCAATGTCACATATAGTCCGGGGTGATCCTATGCCGCTCAAAAAAGGTAAGTCTAAGAAAACGGTCAGCTCCAACATCAGTGAGTTGATGCATACTGGCCGGCCTCAGAAGCAGGCGGTGGCCATCGCGTTAAAAACTGCTCGCAAAGGTCATGCTCATGGTGGCGCACCTGATGCAATTCAATCAGGCGTAAAAAAATCTGAGGCTGGGCCTCTGTCATATTTTGGCAATCCTGTCGCTGCTTCTGAGAAGGTCCATGTTGGGCCTATCCATAGCCCTGTGGCCGGGCGCACCGATCACTTGCCGGTGCATGTCCAATCTGGGGCGTATGTCATCCCTGCTGATATTATCTCGGCAATGGGGGAGGGCAATACCATGGCGGGGTTCAAGGTTGCTAACACCATCTTCTCTAAGATCCCCGGTATGCAGGGCATGCCCGGTGCAGATGCCCAGTTGGGGTTGCCTGAAAAGCGGGCAATGGGTGGGGCTACCTACGGGTCACCCGTTCCAGTAGTTGTTGCGGGAGGCGAATATGTCATCTCACCTGAAGACGTTGAGCATTTGGGCGAAGGAAATCTTGACGCTGGTCATCGTGTCCTTGATGCTTTTGTTGTTAAAATGAGGAAAAAGACGGTAGATACGCTGAAGAGTCTGCCGGGGCCTAAAAAAAACTAAGGGGGTACTATGGAAGAGTTGGGGGTACGGATCGGGACACCGGAGGATGTTGATAAATGCATGAACCTCGCGCTGGCGGCATGTGAGGACAATGGGTTTGTTGTCCCTAACCCTGTTCGGCTGTTGAATGAGATATGGGCCGCACTGAATAAGGACCATGGGTTGATTGGCATCAT